GCCGCCAATAGTGCAGGCCATTGGTGGCAATGTTGCTGATTACCTCTTTCTCCCGGACTTCGCACACCTCCCCGGAGTCATTCAGTCGGACGTAACTGTTTTTTGGCGATGTGGAAATGAAGCATCCAATAATGCCGTCAGCGTCGTTTTTTTGGCAAAACTGATTAAACAAACCCCAATAGAAGTCGCGAATTATCTGATCGCAGTTGACAACAATAAGGGGCAAGTCTGGATTAATGTCTGCCAGCAATGCGGATACAGCCGGGCCCTCGGTTAGTTCTTTGACGCCGTAAAGAACCCAATCAAAGTTATATCCAAATAGCCGCCCCAATTCCTGATGCCCTAAATCGTTTTCATTGTAAATAATATGAAACTTGTTTTTGCTGCCCTTATACTCAAAGGTTCTAAGGACGGTTTCAATCATTGTTACACGATCATTAACCTCAATCATCGGCTTTGGCTCCGAATATCCGGCCTCTTTAAACCGCGTTCCGGATCCTGCCATTGGTATTACAATTTGTATCATGGTCTTAGTATTGATTGGTGAAAAGGAACGCGCCTGATTTCAAGCCCGCAGCGTGTAAGGTGTTGGTGCAGGTAATACTCCGGGTGAAAGATCAACCCTTCGGCAAACATCTGCTTAAAGTTCAGGTACAATTCAAAATAACACTTCATTTCCTCATATCCGCCGAACGCGAATTGGTCATTCACGCCGCCCCGGAAGTCGTTACCGTGCGGGATGTACACAACGCCCGGCTCGTTGTTCAATTCAACAGGACCGTCAAATCGAATATCAGGACGCGCCCGAACGTAGCAATCGTACTGCTTATGAACGAGTGACCAATTAATGAAAATGTTGTGCCACATATTTAGCACCCGGTCCGGGATGGTTTCTGGTTGTTTGTGGGCGTGGTACGGGGTTTCACCGGGAGGGTAGTAGGTTCTTGAAATCTGAATCCACCGCCCGCGATATTTAGGGTTTTCGTATGTGTGCCAATACAGGTCATGTTCGGGCCTTATCAGGTTCTTTTCCTGATTTTCCCGGCATTGCTTCCATGTGCGAAGTTCGCCCGTGTAAATTAGTGCCGTTGTCATTTGAACGGGTTGTAATAAATCGGGATTTGGCCGGTTTGGTAGCCGTGTTTCAGTCGGTTGTATTCGGCCATGTCTTCGCCGCTTACCTTGTGTTTCCAGTCCTGGTAGGCAGTGCCGCCGGGGTCGATGTGGTCAATTTCGATATGCGGCAAGAACGCATTTTTGAACCCGGCAACGTGACAGCGAATTGCCGCCAAAGAATCATCGAACCCGTATAGCCGGGGTTGGTACAGGTACCCGATTTTGGCCCGCAGTTCGGGGGAGTACATTTGGCACGTCCCCATGCAATGTCCTACTTCTTCGACAATAATCCACGTTTGGCCCGGTTCATGCGGCAACATTCGTAGCGTACTTTTGAAATGATCGTCACGCCACGGGTTTTCCATCAAGTCTTTCCGCTTCAGGGCAAGGATGCCTATTGATGGATCGCGGCGCATGGCTTCTTCCATTTCGTCTACCCATCCATCCTGCCGTACCACGCAGTCGTTGTCAATTTTTACAACGTATTCATCCGGCCGGGCCAATGCCCACGCTTTGTTGATTGCTTCGGCGGTGCCGATGTTTTCCTCGTTGGTTATGATCGTGGCGTCGTACCAATCAACCGCATATTTCAGGAACTCTTTTGTTTCCTGACAACTTCCGTTATCAACAATGACAAGGCGGCTATTGTCGTACTGTACCTTGCTCATCGTTTCCACGATAACGCGCTCTGTAAATTTTGTGCGCCCGTTTTCCTCCGTGTCATGCACGGCCATTGCGATTAGTGCCATATTCAGTCTTGTTTTAGGTTGAATTCATCCATAACGTGCAGCACAATCCGCTGGCAGCGCCCTTTTTTGATCCACAAACGCCGGGCGTCCAGCATAGCTTTGTGGGTCATAAACCGGCGCACCCCGCCGTACAGCCGAAAAAAGTCCTTTTCCGTCCGAATCCACGCCACGCGGGGTTGGTTGCATTCGGCTAAATGCTGATCGTAAACCCGGAAATATTCCTCATTTTTTACCATCATTGCCGAATTTTATGCCCAAAAGCCGGAAAATAGAGGCTGCCCGCTGGTGTGCCGTGTTGATCAGATTGTAATGCTTCAGGGCGTGTTCTTTGCTTGCCTGCCAAAGTTCGCAAGCCGATTCGTATTTTACCATTTTCGGCCAAGCGAACTCCCAGCCCGGCTTCCCGGCGAAGTTCGTAACGCAGTAGCCGCCTGACATGGTGGCCTCCAGCCATGCGATATTGCTTTTTGCATGGTTGAACGGCTCGTTTGCAAGCGGTTTCCAAACGGTATTGAATTGGAAGGCTTGCAACGCCGCCATGTACTTGTCGGTATCTTCTTTGCCGGGGATGGTGACCACTACGGCTCCCGGTTCTTTGTGGCTCATAACCTTTTCAAAGTCATGCGGTGTTTTGGCCGCTACAAACTTTGCGCCGTGGTGATTGATCGGCGGAACGTAGCCCAAAAAACACATGACGCGGCTATTGTCCAGCACCTCCCGGTATTGCTTGATTCCTTCGGTGTTCAGATCATGCACCTGAATTTCCCGTCCCCGCCACATGGTCAATCCCCGATCAGGTGCGGGCTTATCGGGAATGTCCTGCGGCAATATGGCATTCGGTATGACTTCACCGCCGCCGTACTTTTCAAGCAGGTACGGCGTGGAGTACCATACATGGTCGGCAAGCGCAAACGCCTTTTGGATGTTTTTGCGCCGGGATTCGTACGACCAATACAGGGAGTGGTTAACGGGAAGGTCGAGTGTGTCGTCGTCCAAGTCAATGATAACCTTTGCGCCTAACTCCTTTGCCTTTTCCACAAACTCGATCAACTCCGGGTATTCGCCAGGACGCGGCCAAATAATGATATTTGCTTCCGCAGCGTCTACATAGGTCAGGTTTTTACGCTGCACTTTAAACCGGAACGTGCCGAAATATAGCCCGTTCATAACCTTCAGCATCGGGCGGAAAATGCGCCAATACGGAACGGCTGAAATGTACGGGTCTGTTAAAATTGTAACTTGGATCATCAGTAATCTATTTTGGCCAAATATTGACCTGAACATTTCCGGGAAAGTAAAAGTATGCGTACTCAATAGACCCTGATTCATGCCTCCGAATTACTGCATTCTCAAACGTGTACCAGTCTTCCCCTGATGATATAAGTGCAGTGTGCTTGTAACTCTCTGAATACCCGAAAAAGTTACCTGTTTCACTGTGGTAAACACGGCTCTTTTGTTCCCATGATGGATTTTCAGAAATAACAATCGCCGCCTCTACGCAAGCATTTTCTGCCTTTTCTGTACTGTTTTGCGGCATATTGACATTAAAAGTAAAATTGTCGTTTTCGCCTTCATATTGAACGTGGTTTGCTTTTGATCCTGTAAAGACCATTTTTTGCGGAGCCACTTCATACATTGCGGGTCGTGGCGCGGTCTTGATAACGCCGTGGGATTCCGTTCCGATAATCGTATCAGTAGTCGGATTGGCGGGGAAATCCCAAGCGCGGCCACTTTTGGGTTGGTCCTTAATAAGGCCGTAAAAAAATAATGCTATGCCTGACAATCCAATAAAGAAAGCGATTATTGATATCATGGTTTTCATGTGTACTTTTTTAATCGAATAAGTAAGAACTGCCCGTAGGCTTTGTAGTCTTAATGATATACCCGTACATGGCAAGAATTTGAGCAACAACGCCGTCTATCTTGTTGGCGCTCTTTTCCTTGTTCGGCTTAATGTTGTCCTGACTGTCGATGTCAAGAACTATGTTTCTGTACATCCACTCCGTTATCGGATTGTCGTCTATATCAACCGCGCCGGATGTTATATCCATTTCAATCTGTTTGGTAGGTGGTGAAAGGAAACTAAATCGCGGCCTGACCTCTATCATATCGAATCCTTCAGCCTGAAGTGCTGCGGTAAGTTGCAACGCGTTCCACGGGTCGAAGGCGATGCATTGAAAGTTGAATCTGTCGCTAAGGGTGAATATTAGGCTCTTTACATAGTCGTAATCAACGATATTGCCGGGGGTTGTAATGATGTGGCCATCCCGAACCCAATCATAGTAATTGCCGTCAAACTTCTTTTTTTCGATGGTTTCTTCCGGCATGAAATAAAAGGTTTTGTGCGCCGGTTTCAGTCCTGAATTAGGAAAGTACAGGCTTAGCGCAGTGAAGTCCTTTGTTGCCGCAAGGTCAAGCCCCGCAAAAACTGGCTGCCCGTTGAACTCGTCAAGACTGACAGGGCGCATAACAGCCCTTATTTTTTCTTCAGGAATCCAAACCGTAGGCGCATCTAACCAAACGTTAAAGTTCTTTGTCAGCACCCCTACCCGCGTCCGCCCTCCCTTGTTCCTTGCCTCCCGTACCCGGCTTAAGATGAAATCTTCCGTCGGCGTACTGCCTAAATTCGGATTGGATTTCCGGGCCAATTTAATGATCTGCTTTGCCTCTTCTTCATTGTCCGGGTCAAGGCCCAACACGCCGTCCGCATCTTCCGTATCATGGGTGAAGATCATTGCAAAAAGATTATCCTGCGTTCGTTCACCGCGCAAGACTGCAATAGCGTTTGGGCGCTCAACTTTATAGCAGGGAAAGTCTTTATTGAATCCCGCCGTTGTAATGGTGAACAACATCGGATTCGGCCAAGTACCCATACCTGAACCCATGACCTCTTTAATGCTGTCGTCTTTGTGCGCGTGGTATTCGTCAATAACGGCGCATATCGGGTTCTTTCCATCCAAGTTGTGTGCGTCGGCGCTGACCTTTTGAATGAAACAGCCGGAATTATGATTGATGGAATTGGTCAGGATGCGAATACTCTTAGCCGCTATCGGGCTATCCTGCCGCAACCGTTCGGCCATGCCTTTTGCCGCCCGGAATACCTCGTCGGCCTGATCCCGCGTAGTTGCCGCGGTGAATACGCCCGCGCCGACGTTGCCTTCCATGAACCCGACGTATAACTGAATGTAAGCCGCAAACAAGGACTTGCCCCATTTACGGCTCACTTCTAAATAGACTTCTGTAAAGCGGCGCAATCTGTCCGACTTTCGCCGCCAACCGAAAATTACAGCAGTAATAAAGGCCTGATTTGGCTGAACGTTGAACTTACGGTCTGCAATGCCTTTAGCGCCGCTGGGGTGCCGTAGCGCCCGCAAAAAACCGATGGCCTTCTTTGCCTCGGATTCATCAAAGTAGTACGGGAAATCGTCGCCGCGTTCAAGGTCGGCCAAATGCCGGTCAACGGTCAGTCGGGTTATTTCGCTGACTTCGATTGTGCCGTCCTGCACGCCCTGGATGTATTCGCGGTATTGCTGCATCAGTTGTCGAACAATTCAGCCAGCGGGTCAATCTCCTCTTTTGGCTTTTCCGGCGATTTCATCCGCATCCGGGCCAACGGTGTTAATCCGAACTCCGCGAATAGTTGCCGCATTTGGGTATAGGCATCTTTGTACGATCGGGTCCGCGGGTTGAGCATTGGCGTTCCGGCTTTGGTCACGGTAACGGTTCCCTCCCGCATTATTGCCTCGTGTTCGCGCAGTGCCAAAATAGAGGCATCGCAATACATCCGCATTGCGTCGCGGTCAGCCTTGCCTAATATCCCCATGTCCTGCAATTGCTCGCAAAGCCAAAGCCATTTTTCCAAATGCGCAGCGTCGTAATGTTCGGGCGGCTCCGGGTATTCGGTTTCGGGCTTGGCTTGCAGCCGCGCCTTATGCTTGGTGGCGTTGTAGGTGCCGTCGGCCTTATGCCGTTCTATGCTCTTTGCGTTATGTCCTCCTTTCGGCATGGTGATTATGTTTTTGCTGGAACGTTCCGCGCGTTGTTGGGGCGGCGATGTTAAGCGATAAGACTAAAGGGATGGATTGCCCCCCTTACCCTTGTTGCTTCGCTCCTGCGCCCTCTCATGCGCTTCTGTGCCCGACTTGATGTTGTGGCAGCGATGGCATAGGCTCTGAAGGTTATCCCATGCGTACGGCTGCCCGCCTTGGTTGATAGGTACAATATGATCCGTCACCTCAACGGGTGACACCCTGCCTTGCGCCTCACACATGACGCATAGTGGGTTGAGTGCCTTGTGTTTTCGGCTAAGGGTGCGCCATTGCGCCCCATTGTATAGGGTGCTATTGGTGGCCTTGCGCCGACCGTGCGCCTTGCGTTCGCCTACCCACGGCCTGCGGTGTGACGCGCCTTTAAGGGTTGCCATTGATACCCTCTTTAAGTTGCCAATTGCATACGTCGGCGTGTGTCACCATACGATAACGTTCAGGGATGCTTTCCGGGTCAAACCCAGGATGCTCCACAATCAGCATCGACCGTTCTTCGCTCAACAGATATTCCCCAAAGCGGATGGAGGCGGCCTCTTCGTATAGCGTTGTAGTGTATGTAGTATCTGTAGCCATATCGCAAAAGTAACGCGTTCCGTTTAGAAACGCAAATTAGAATTTAGCACCTGCCATAATCGCCCGGCGTCGGCCAATGCTTGCCAATTGGTACGCATCCCGACAATCCTGATTTATTTGGCCTTTCGGCAGAGTAACGCCGTCGCCTTGAGCAATGTACCCGAATTGGTCGGGTGTCCATTTGCGCCCTTTCTCCTTTGGGCTTACCTGCCAAACTTTGCCTTTCCCATACCTGCGCACCGCCGAACGATAGGCCAATTCGCTGACTGCCTGATTCGTGCCAACGTTGCGACTTCCCCGCGCTACCTTTTCACGGCTGCCGGTCATGTCGAAAGTTTGGTTTTGAAGGTTTGAGTTTTCGACGCACACAAAACAGGAATGCGGCGCATCCGGCGACCTTAACCAATCGTGCCAATGCAGCACATCTTCAAAGCATTTGAACACAACCGATTTGTCGGACATGTCAAGGATGCAAGCCCAAAAACCGCCTTGCCTGAATGCGGGGTCAACTCCAATGTAAACTGGTGCGTTCATTGTTTTACGATTTGATAGGCTTTAACATTCGCCTGCAACCCCAAATTTGAAACATGCGCAATCTCCCCGGCCCTCAACGCCCGGTTAAATTCGGCTTCCGCTTCTTTGGTCGATACGCTTGCCCGGTCTGCGATGATCCGCACAAACGTCGTTTTCGTTGCCCGTGCGCCTGCCAGCGGCCATTTCCAGCGCCTGGTATCAATTTCCCCGGATTCGGTTCTTATTTTGGTTTTGGCCTTCATAGATCAAAATGGTACGCTATCTGCCGGTTCTTGACGCGGCATGGTTATGGTTTGATGTTTCGGCGGCTCGCTGGTTGGGAATTGGCCGGTATCGGCATCCCTAAATCCTAAAACCGGATCAAATAGGCAGTCTACAATGCCTACCTCGCCGTTACGGTTTTTGGCAACTATCAATTCCGCCGTACCCTTAAGTCTTCTACCATTCGCATCTTCTAAAATACCGTAGTATTCGGGTCGGTGAGGGAATATGATAATATCCGCGTCCTGCTCCAAATTACCGGAATCGCGCAAGTCAGACATTTGCGGGCGCTTATCCCCTCCTCGCGTTTCTACCGACCTGTTAAGTTGGGCAAGGGCAATGACGGCAATGTTTAGCCGCTTAGCAATGCCCTTTAACTCGCTGGAAATCCGGCCTACTTCCTGATCCCTTGTATCTCCCTTGATCCTTGCGCCGGTGACTAATTGCAGGTAGTCAACAATGATATAGTTAATTGGCCGCCGGTAGTTTTCAGAGTTGGATGTGGAAGATATGGCGCTAAGGGTGTTTATGCGGTCAATGATCTGCGTAGGCATTGACTTTAGCCCATCGGCAACCGTTGTTATCTTTTGTTTATCTGCTTCGCTTAACAACTCCCATGAATGGCCCGGATTGATCCCGGTGCGCATCCCTACCAACCGTCTGAGTAGTGCCGTGTGCGACATTTCCAACGAATAGAACAATCCCCTATGCCCGGCGCTTGCAAAGTAGTCGGCAAGGTTTAGGGCCAACTGCGTTTTGCCCATCGAAGGCCGGGCGGCAATGATTGTCAGGCTGCCAGGCTCAAAGCATTTCACCAACGGGCGAAGGCAATAGACGTGCGGTCGGCAAGGGTAGTCAGGCTCGAACCCTTCCAACTTGTCAGACAGCCAACGGTCAAACTCTGAGTAGTCCGATTCATCCCCCGTCATGTATGCGCCCGACTTTTGCCTGAAGTCGTCTTGCGCTGCGCGGATCTCTTCAGCCGTTGCCCCGGCATTAATCAGCGACGGCACCAATAGCGCACAACGCTGCTCCACCCATGCCCTGTAAACAGGCTCGAACATATCCACGGCCATTTCCAAATCAGTATCGGCATGCCGGGCAATCAACGCCAACAGCGCGGCCTCGTCATGGTTCGGCGATTTGGGTAGCAGGGTTTGAATGGAATACTTTGCCCGCGCCCTGTGCTGGGCTAAAAGTTCGGCGGCTACGTCCGAATATTGCGAGGCGCTAAACCAGCGCTCGCTGATCCGGTGCGCCAATCCCTGCATGGCGTAAGGCTCCCGGAGCATGGCGGCAAACAGGATACTTGCGCAATCCCTGTACTGCTGCTCAATAGCCGTGCCTAATATTTGGTCAGGGCTTAGCATCGTTCGCGGCTTTTACGGCTTTGCGGTAATGCTCGACAATTACCCGGTTTTGTTCGGGCGTAGCGGGTTCATCGTCATTCAACAACCAATCCCGTGCACCTTCCGGGCCAAATCTGGAAACAAGGCGTGCCATGAATCGATCCAGGTATTTGCCCGATTCCTCCCGCGCCGAAAATGCAAGCATATCCTTTGCCATTCGCTTGTGGTCGGCGTAATGGTGAGCGAACGGGATAACCCTACGATCCATCCGCAATATCCCGGCCTCGATCCCGTATTTCAGCCATTCAAACGACGTCTGGGAAAGTTCCGGCAAAAACAGGTAATCGTCAAGGGTGTATTTGGATAGCGCGCTTATGTCCGTAATTGTGCCGGTTTCGCGCTCAACTTCGCGCAGGCAATACAGCGCGTGGTCTATTTGCTGTTTGGCTGCCATCGGGTGTATTTTTGGTCGTGTTTTCATTTACTTACCGTCACGGTATTTAACAGTTGCTGAAATTCGGGGAAGCCCGTCCGATGCTGATGGTTCCGTGGTGAAACGTTGCGGTTTTGCGGCGCTCGGTTTGCGCTCAAAGTTCGGTTGCGACTTGATCCACCGGCATAGCGCCGCATGGTGTTGAAGGTAGGTTTTGTAAGGTGTTCGCTCGCTGATCGCGTGCAGCGCATAGGCCTCCAAAAATTCAATAAGTTCCTCTTTGGTGTATCTGCCAGGTAAGACCATGCGCACGCCATCAGTCCATTCGTTCGGGTTGTCCCGGTAGTATTGTTTCAGTTGGGTAATGAAGGATTCCGGATTGGTCACGTTTTTGGGGGTGTCGCTGTACGAAAGTTGCGCGGGTGCACTCTCTTTTATTTCTTCTTTTCTTTTCTCTTGTATTTCGGGTAAACCGGATTTACCCCCCCCGTAAACCGGACTGACGGGTACCCGTAAACCGGACTGACGGGTGCTGTCAACTTTGTTTACATTGTCTTTCTCATAAAAACGCTCACTTACTACCCTGATTTTAGACCTAAAACCGACTTTCTTTTCTATGGTTATAAATCCCATGCGCTCCAATTTGGCCATAAAATAGGTAATGTTCTGGACGGTGCAATTAAGCCAGGTTGCAAAATGCGACCGGCTCGCGTCGCAGTACCCGTACCGCTGACTAAGGGCCTCAATCTCCCCTAATAGCATCTTTTCGGCGGGTATAAGTTCTGTTGAAAGCCAAATTTTGGCCGGTATAAATACGCCTGTAAATTCGTGTTTCATAAATGATCTTATCTTTGCGTTCGCTTTTTAAAAAGGTGGCCGGACTGCCTTACCAATCCGGCGCACCATCATCCCATGAACTGCCAGCAGGACGCTGGACTTGGAAAGTTGCAGCGCTCGTTTGCGCCGCCGATGACCGCGGCCCGGACAGGAATCGAACCTGTCAAATGCGCACCGATTTTTCCTGCACGGCGTAACGCTTTAATGCGCGCATTCATCCCCATGTCGGGCCAAAAGAAAAGCCACTTAGAAGGCGGGGCAACTTGGGAGGTTGCAGGGTGAACGGTTAAACACCCTTTCCGCGCCGTCTAAATGGCTCCTATTTCCGTTTTTATTCCTATTCAGCCGGTTCCCACGCCGGCGGCGCTACTTTAAGCGCATTACAAATTTGAAACAATTTTTCGGCATTTCAAAACATTGATAACTGCTTTTTTGCCTCGATCGCAGCGGCGCAGTTTTTCACGGCAGCGTCAAAGTATGCCTTTTTCAATTCAAAGCCGATCCCTCGCCGCCCCATCTTCAGGGATTGGTAAATCTCCGATCCAATGCCCATAAAAGGGGTAAACACAACATCGCCGGGATTACTCCACAAATGCAGCGCCCTTTCGATAACGTCCAACTGAAGCGGGCAAATGTGCTTTTCATCCTTTTCCTCGCGTGCCGCCCGGAAGTTGAGTGTATCCCCCTGGTCGATGTCCATCCAAACCGGCGATGCGTATTTTTGCCACATGGAAACCGGCAGATAGTCCGGGCGGCTTGGGTCGGTGTCTTGGTGTTTCACAGGGTTTTTATTTTCGCCCGGCTTGCGGAATATCAAGAGGTAATCTGGCAGACCTACCCGGCTAATGGTCGCATCCTTTTTGATTTGTTTGTGGAGTAGGCCGATTGCCTTTGTGCGCTGCATTGCCGTAACCGGATCTTTCCAAATAGTAACGCGGCTATGGTAAATGAACCCGGCGTCATCGAATGCCCGCAGGATCATCCCGCTGAAGTCCTTGATACCAATATACCCGTCACGGCCCTTTTGCGCGGGTATGTCCATACAGTGAACGGCGACATTGCGCCCGTCCTGCATTACCCGGTAAAGTTGATCCACCAAAATACGGAAAGCGTATAGGAATTGGTCATAGTCGGCGCTGTTGCCCATATCCTCCACCTGATCTGAGTACGTGTAAAGGGATGCGAACGGCGGGCTAAACACGCTGAACCCAACAGACTGATCCGGCAAATCCTGAATAAGTTGCACACAATCGCCCAAACGAAGATCGTAATCATCTGTTTGCACTTGTTCAAATTTCCGCTCCATCTTCTTTTGTGATTTTGAGTTAATGTTTTTGTTGACGGCTGCCGTCATTGCGGCCTGCATTTCTGCAAAGTTGTTTTCTTTCGTTCTTACGGCCTGAATAACGTTCTGCATAGTATCGGTCGTAATCAGGTAGATATTTACCTCCTGCTTTTGTCCGAAGCGGTACGACCGCCTGATGGACTGATAAAGCGCCTCAAATGAAAAGTCAAGGGATGCAAATACCTGATTCCGGCAGTTTTGGTAATTCAGGCCATGCGCCGCAATTTTTGCCTTCGTAATCAATACCCTGAATTCGCCTTTAGCAAATCCCAAAAGCCGGGATTCTTTTTGTTCGGTCGAATCCGATCCCTTAACCTCTACCGCGTCCAGGATAAGAGAACGCAAAAGATCGCCTTCCTCATTTTGCTTTATCCAAATGATAAAATTTTCATCGGAAGCGTTTACAATGTCGGCAACCTGATCCATGCGCTCTACTTTGGTCAGGCGCAATTCTGCATTAAAATCGGTGGCGCTAACATTTACGTCATTGAACAGGCGACCGTTCCCGCGTGTTGGCGTGACTATTTGGCGTTCCTCAATATTCAGCGGTGGCAGGTCGTACCCATCGGCGCTAAATCCAATATCAGACGGCTTTGAGAGCATTACAGCCCATTCAGAAACCCAATCGTAAAACGCCTGGTAAGCGTGCCCTTTGATCTTCCATTGCCCGGTTGCGCCGCTGTCATTGATAAAGTACATGGCGAGCATTTCCGTCCGGCTCATAACGTTAAGGAACTCGCTATGGTTTCCAAGCTCTACCGGGTCATTCGGTGACGGCGTAGCGGTGCAGGCAAGTTTATACTGCGTTGCCTGAAACCCATCAATTACCCGGTTTCGCGTCTTGCCTTCAAAATTCTTTATGATCCCGCTTTCATCCAGCACCACGCCCGAAAATTCCGATGGGTCGATGTTTTCCAGTTGCTCATAATTGGTTACCATGATCCCGCGAATATCTGCGGCATCATAACGCCTTACCTCAATCCCGAACTTTTCGCCCTCCTGAATGGTTTGGCCGGACACGGCAAGCGGGCAAAGGATAATGACAGGACGCCCGGTGTGCAGGTTAACGTGTTTTGCCCATTCAAGTTGCATCAGGGTTTTGCCCAATCCGCAATCGGCGAAGATGGCGTATTTACCCTTGCGCAGTGCCGTCTTTACGATGTGGCGCTGGAAGTCGAACAGCGCCGGGTTTAGCGCCTTATCTTCAACATCGAATCCGCTTTCCTCAATGCGCTGTTTTTTGCGCTCCAAAAATTCCAAATACTCGTTCATAGTCTTGTTAGGTTAGAAAGTTTCTTGTTTGATCGGTAAGCCCAATAGCACCCCTCGCATAACGCTATCGCCTTGCCTGCCTTGTCTTGCCCGGTTGCGCCGCCTGCGGTGAACGCAACCCGGAATTTGTGGCACTTGCGCTGCGTGACGGGCCGGATGCTGCTTTCCAGATCCTCAAAAGACGTGCAGTTTTCTTTGCAGGCTCCGCACTTGCCGTGACCGTTGGCATCCGGCCAAATTACCGGCGCTTCGCAGCAGTTACTTTTCATCATGGCGCTCGGTTTCGGCAAGGTAAATGAAGGCGAGTAGGGAGAGTACTATTCCAATGTAGGTGAATTGTTCCGGCATGGTTTAAAGTTTTGGAAGGTTTCCGGTTTTCATCAGCAGCCAAACGACCAAGCCTACCTTAACAATGATCGTGGCGACAATGGCGGCGGCGCGTGTTGTTTTTCGTTTCATAATTTGATCATTTCAGCGGTTATGTGTTCCCTAATCCGGTCCGCGCACAGGCGCAGGGTTTCAGCGCGCTTTTTGGCGGCAGCGTAGACGTCGAAGTAGCCGGATGCGGCGTCGGCGGCGTCGGAGGCGGCGTAGGCGGCGGCGTAGGCGGCGTCGGCGGCGTAGGCGGCGTCGGCGGCGAAGTAGGCGTCGGCGGCGGCGTAGGCGGCGGCGTAGGCGGCGTCGTAGGCGAAGTAGGCGTAGGCGGCGGCGTAGGCGGCGTCGGCGGATGCGGACAATTCCCCCTCCGACATTTCCCCGCGCCCAAAGGCGTGCGCCGCGTCAAGGGCGGCAATGCTCCGTTCATCCTTCATATATGGACGGGCGTATTCCGCGCAGGCGGCCTTTGCCGCGGTCAGCGTGCGCAGGTCAACTCCGGACCTTGATGCAAGCCATATCATCCAATCTCCGCGCTCACACTCGTTCCACGCGGCAGGCAGGTCGCGGTCGCCTACCCATGCGATTGCATCATCGCAGGCGTCGATGGCGATAAGTTTCTGTTTAAAGTTCATCTTTTTGGATTTTTTTTTAAAACGGCAGGTCTTCGCCGTCCGGAAACGGTGCGGCAATGGTTTGCGGTGCGGGTTGTTGTGTAGGTTGCGGTGCCGGTGCGCTGTGCTGGGCCTGTTTCCTTGTGATCTTCCCGTTGAAGTACTTTACGCCGGTCTTTTGGCCGGTTTGCACCCAAAGGGCCACTTCGCGCTCCACGCCGTCAATCATCGCAGTGCCTTTGTAGTCGGGCGCTTTGTCGTTCCCTTTTTTGTCGTTTTTGAAGATCGTAACCTGATCCGGTTTCAGTTCGTATGCCATAGTGTTTAGTTTTGAAGGTTAACGTTTCGCCGGTCTTGGCGTAGTTCTGCGATATGCTGCCGCAAGGTCTCCAATACATCCCGGCTATGGTCAAGAATCAACCGCCCGGCATGGTATTCTGTGTCGGTGTCGGCTTCCGCTTTCATCAGGTCTGTAATGGCTGCCCTTGCTTCGATGTCGGCAGCGGTGGCAGATAGTCCGGCTGCAATCTGATCTTTCCTCATTCGGTCGTATGCGGCTTTGCGCTGAAATTCAGCCTGCACCTTATCGCGGTACAATTCGGATACCCGAACGGCCAAGCCGACCTTGTAGGTTGATAAGCGGCGGGCAATGTCAATCAGCCCGTCCACGTCATTCGTGTCTTTGCTGATCTTCGCGTAATCGCGCACTAAGGCGACGACTGCGGTTGCGATGTCCTGTTTCATTTAGTTTCGGTTTTTTCGTGAATTGCCAGCCATGCAGCGGCGCAGGCTTCGGCGGGGTTGTTGCGGAATAAAGATCCATTTCCGTCAACATTGCAGGCCCATCCATCTCCATCGTGCATAAGCATAGAATACTCAGGCAATTCCTTCAGGATGTCGGTGGCGCAAGGCATGAAAATTAAATCGTGCATTGCCGACATATGATACATGGCCGAACCTACTATCGCCTTGTGTATTTGGCAGGTGTCAGGATGTATAAATCCAAACATTTGCCCAAATACGCCTTTGGGCTGCGCAAAACCGGCATCTTTCAGCCGTTTGGCTGTTTCATAAGTTACTACGTTCATAGCGTTTTGGCTTTATCGGTGAATTGTTTTGCTGGGTCGTTTGACGGTGGCAAGTAGTTGCCAATGATCTCAACTACCCGGTAAACCTGTTCTGCTGTTTCGCAATGCGACAGCGATAACGTCACGCTTTGCAGGGTTTGGTCATCCATTCGGGCCTGCTCCAACATTTCGGCGGCCTTGTCAAGTGCGCGCGTAAGGTCGGTTTGCTGCTGTATTTGCGGGGTGGTGGCCCCGTTTTCAATCGCCTGCCCGGTGATGATCGGGCGGTAAACGTCCTGAAATTGGCGGTTCAGGTCGCGTCCGAAATACTTGCCCAAACCCTTGGCCGCGTTGACTATGCAGTCGGATTTCAAATGCGGGAAATCCATTTCCAGGCTGTTGTGATACTTCGCGTCAAGGTCGGTAATGCGGGCGCCTTTTTGTTGCCGGATCATTACGGCAGATGCGCCGGTCTTGCGGATCGTTTGGCCGGTGACGGGATGGGTGAGTACCAATTCGATGCTGCCTACTACCTCATTGGCCATCGCTTGCCACTTGAAGTTTTCGGTAGACCAAAGGCCGAAAAACAATTCATCCAAGCCCATTTCGATATACGATATCGGAAGGTATCGCGTATTCCCGGCGTGTTGGTTAACCCGGACTTCTTTCGGGTCAGGTTCGCGGTTCAACAAGGCTACAAACTTTTGCAGCCGCAATTTGTCGTCTTGATCTTTCATTGCTCCCGGTTTTTGATGATTTCGGTAATCGCCTTCAAGATCAAGGCTTCGGTTTTGGCGGTGACGTTGTTACCGGCCTCCCATCGTTCGACGGTGGCACGGGTGAGCATGGTGCGGCGGCAAATTTCGGCAATATCGCCGTAACGCCGCACGGCGTGGAACTGGTCTTTAATCGTCATAGCATTTACAGATTTATCATTTCAACGTTAATAATTTCCCGCACTCGATCAGCGCACAATCGTAAGATTTCGGCTTTTTTATTGGCGGCGACGGCGTTGGAGGCGGCGTAGGCGGCGGCGGCGTCGGCGGCGGCGGCGTCGGCGGCGGCGTAGGCGGCGGCGGCGTCGGCGGCGGCGTCGGCGGCGGCGTAGACGGCGGCGGCGTCGGCGGCGGCGTAGGCGGCGTCGGCGGCGAAGTAGGCGTAGGCGGCGTAGGCGGATGCGTAGGCGGCGTAGGCGGCGGCGTAGGCGGCGTCGGCGGATGCGGACAATTCCCCCTCCGACATTTCCCCGCGCCCAAAGGCGTGCGCCGCGTCAAGGGCGGCAATGCTCCGTTCATCCTTCATGTATGGACGGGCGTATTCCGCGCAGGCGGCCTTTGCCGCGGTCAGCGTGCGCAGGTCAACTCCGGACCTTGATGCAAGCCATATCATCCAATCTCCGCGCTCACACTCGTTCCACGCGGCAGGTAGGTCGCGGTCGCCTACCCATGCGATTGCATCATCGCAGGCGTCGAGGCCAATAAGTTTTTGTTTAAGGTTCATGGTCTGTATTGTTTTGGTTATCGAATATTGCTTGTTCAATCGCGGCCATCTCAAGCCGCTTAAGCCAATCCCGCGGGAACATTTCGGCGGGTATCCATTGGCGGCCTTCGTCGTTAAGGTCGAGGAATAGCAGCGAGTGAATATACGCCACATCTCCGCAGCCTGCCGCCGTTTGTACGCCGGTTGCCCGGTCGTACTCCGGCTCTACTCCAAACTCAACCTGCGCCCTGACGCGGACGTTGATAGGGAAGTTGGTGGTTTGGTCGGTGAGCATTACGGTAAATTCGGTCATATCTCCCGGTTCTTTATCGCGGTGACGGGTTCCGCTTGGTTGGGTCTGCGGCTGCCTCTCATTTTTTATTCTTGATTTTTAATCAGGTACACAAAGTCAAAGTGTGTGGTGTTGTTTTTAAACCTGTACACCGGCAGCCCTTTGTCGTCGGTTGTTTCTTCAACAAATACATCACTAACTCCGTCTACGTTGTAGGTTTTTCCAACTTCATATTTGATGTTCCAGTTGGATGCTTTTTCAAGTTGCTGATCTAAGTTAACATCTTGCGTTGTCATGGCGTTTGTTTTTTACTTCGTTTGATTGATAGAACAAAGATACATCTTTTATACATCTTGTCAATACTTAGCACCCTCCAGAATTGTTAACGACTTGTTAACGCTCGTTTTGTAACGAATAGGCCTTTACTTTTGTGGACATGGACACGAACGGACAAACAGGCGGACAAATGACACTAAAGGAACTCGCGGACAAAAGCGGACAACGCTATAACAGCGTATGGCGGAAAGCCGTCCGCAAATACCCGGACATTGCATGGACAGCGGACACCGAATTGCAGCCGGACATTGCTGCTGAATTGTCCGGCAAAAAGAAACGGACAGTAAGACGGACAACGCCCGTTCTGCCGTCGGTAAAAATGCCGGTTGGTCAGCACCGCGAAAACGCGCCGGTGGTGGACATTCAGCCGGACAAAGGCCCGGACGTTAACCGCATCCGCCGCGCCGCGTTCGACCTTACCTGCATCTCCATCGTATTCGGTCACGCCGTCCTGATTTGGTACGATTGCGCAGCCATGTGGGGCACGCCGGGACTGATCGCCGGGGGCATCGCGTTTTTGGTTGTGCTGGCTACGCTGTTGATCGCAACCGATAACACGCGCGAACGAACCTCGGAAACCGCGCTTTGGGTTGTGTTCCTGATTGACGTTTCGGCCTGGTGGATTCATTACCCGACGTTCCTGCGCTCGGCCAACATCGGCGAAGTTCAGACGGGAGCATTGGCCGCGCTGCTTTGCGCGTTTTCCTTCGCCGCCCTTTATATCTATCGTGATTCAAAAATTGACTGATGAAAAAACTAAAATTCGACCAAACCGGCCAAACATCAATACCCGCAAGCCTCGGTGTTTCTGAAAATGTAGTTGATGAACTTATGAAAGCAATGAGCGTTGCTGTTTGCGCGCTTGATACATGTACAGATGTGCAAACATCAGGAGATGTTATTGAGATAGCCATTAATGCCCGCCCAATATCTAACATTCAAGAATCCTTCTTGCTTGGCTATATTCTTGGGCAAAAGATCGCTGGTATGCGATACAGAAACGTTCCATACGGCGAAGTAAAACTAAGCCACCAATGAAATCCCGCATCCTGCAACTGTTCGGAATCGCCCCAATCGGGTGCCAACTGCCCGACCTCTCCAACCATATCCCGACCGCGCCGCCAGTCAAGGTGGGCAAGAATACCCGCGTTATTGAAATAGACCATGACCGCCGTTACTTCGGGTTCGCTGAATACGAACGCGCCGGTGGCCGGGAACCGGCGTACTTAAACAGCGTGGACTGAAAAACACCGATACCGCTATCGCCGTGAAACGCTGCCGAAAAGCCGGGTATAGCATTAAGGAAACCGCCGCCGAACTTGGAGTATCTGAAAGTTACGTTAAGCAATTCAGCGCCGCACTGACCACGGCAGAGTCCAACAGGTTAAAAGCGGAACAATCAAGTACAAAATAACCATTGTACCAACAAACCCAACAAGTTATGCAAGACAGGACTGAACCGCCGCATGGTACAACCGAAGTACAATACAGGCACAAAATGGCAATAAGGGCTACTTTGGCCGCATGGACGCCCGAACAACGCGCCGCAAAGTTGCGCCAGTTACATGATGCCGTTATAACGGCTCCTGACGACGTGCAACGCGCCAGGCTGCGTTCAATCGCTTCAGAGGTCGCGCAGATCAACCGGGAGTTACAGGCGCAGCCGTACGCCACGCGCTCCGAACGTGTGCAAGTGGTAACGCCTGAACTTGCGCGGGGGATTGTCGGACTTGCTGCCATTGGTGGTGGCGTGTTCGCCGTCTACCATATTACCGCCTTCGCCGTCGGTTCCGGGTTGCTGCCGTACATAGGAGGGGGTGCCGCGCTGCTATTCGTGCTGTCAGCCTTTGCCGGGGGCAAGGAAGAGTACAGGCCGGTTAACAAGCCTGGCAAAAAAATAACCATAACGCAAACGCAAACCACAACAATTGAACATTAACCAAACCACTAACATCATGAGTAAGCAAATGACAATGACCATTGAAACCATCACGCCGCAAATTGCCGCCGAATACCTTAAAATGAACATCGGCAACCGCCCGCCAAAAAAGGGTACCATTTCGGTATATGCCCGCGATATGGCAGCCGGTAAATGGCTTCTTTCGCCGCAAGGTGTCGCGTTCGATACGAACGGCATCCTGATTGACGGACAAAATAGATTGTTCGCTGTAATCAAATCCGGGGCCACTATTGAAATGGCTGTATTTCGCGACGTAGCGCCCGAAGTGCGCGAAGTATTGGACGACGGAGTAAAGCGTAACACGTCGGACGTTCTCGCATTTGAGGGCGAACAAAATACCGTTTCTATTGCCGCCGTTTGTCTCAGGCTTTTGGCCCACAGTAACGGCTTAATGATCCTTTCGGGCGATACATCCGACAAGCGTTCCGGCGTTGTTTCTAACAGGTTTTCTCGAAGTGAACAACTTGAATACTTTGCAGCAAACCGGGATATGGTTTTGGATTTGGTGGACTTTGGCCGCCACACATACAAACAAATGTCCATCCGCATCGCTACCGGCGCTGAACTTTCCTTGCTCCTGTATATTTTCGGCATGGGCACAGATGCCCGCAAGTTCATTTCGGACGTTGCCGTAGGAGTCAACCTCGTTAACGATACGTCCGGGTTCCTTCTACGGCAAAGGCTTGTCCGATCCGCAACAGGCGAGGCAAGGCTATCCGGCAATGAAAAATTGGCCCTCTGGAAAAAGGCATACGACAAACGAGGAACAACCGTAAAAACTTTAAAACTGAACCAATGACTCCCGTCCTGATCTTAGCCATCATCGTATCGGTCGCCATCGCATACAACCGCATCGAAGCAGCCCGGCAGCAGGAGGCCCTTAAGGGGTTCTTTGCGAACTTGACCGATCCTGTAATTGTCACGGCCCTGCACCCGTACGACCGGACAGTCAGCGAACGCGCCCAATGGTACCGGGATGCAATCAAAGAAAGCGGCAACAAGTGGAACCCGCCCGTATTGGAGTTTCCCTATTCCGGGTCGTACGATATCCCCGGACAATCCGGGTCATTCATCGGGATGACGTTTGCCCAATACCAGGCGAAGTGCTTTGAAATCTATCTGTTGGAATTGCAGCGGTGGCAATCGCAAATTCAGCGAGCAACCGGAATGAATACCATGAACCAGACTATCGCCAACCAACGGCCCGGCAGTACGTTTTCATGGTCTTGACTTTTTGAAAGTCATTCTTTATCTTTGCTATACTTTTAAGTGGTTAGAAGTTTTCATTTGGTTTTTTGGGGTTTGGCCCGGCTGTCACTCGATAGCCGGGTTTTTTATTTACGGCATGATCGTTGCCAACACAGCGCCCAACACGGCCAACAGGACGGCACCAACAAGTCCGTAAGCAATGCGCTGAAGCAGGGTAATACGCTCGTGCATGACTGCCACGTCCTTTTCCAGTTGGGCGATTCGGCCGCCCTTCAGGTCGTCGATTTTGTGTAGGATATCCTTAGACGTTTGCTCCAATTCGTCAACCTTCTTGCCGATGTGTTCCATGATTTGGGCCATACGCTCGAAACGGATGCCGTTGTTGTTTTCATCCTCTTTCATGTGAGTACAATTTTTATGCCGTTATGGTTTGATTATTAGCAGGTCAGGGCTTCCAATCAGTTTTGGGCGGCAATCCACGTGCAGCCATGTGGGGGTGTAGGCTACATCTTCAACGGTGGTAAGTCCGGCATCAAGGAACGCGGGCAAATTGTCATGAATAATTCGCAGCATTGCCGCGGGC